CTCCAAAGTGGGGCAAATTTTATTATTTTAGATCAATAGCATGGGGTTGCGTGGGTTTCAGGGCCTGGCGCGCAAGCAGGCGCGTGAAGCGGTTGATGGGCGAAAACGTGCGCGTGTTTTGCCGTGGGACCGCAAGGGCTTGTCGCGCGTCGAGAAAGTGATCGCGTTTCTGGAATTTTTACCGATCACGAAAGGCAAGCTGACCGGACACAAACTGAAACTGTTGCCGTCGCAACTGGCCTTCATCGAAGACCTGTACGGACGCCCGGACGGCGCGCAGCAAGTGCGTCTCGGGATATTTTCCGAGCCTCGCGGCAACGGAAAGACCGGGCTGATTGCCGGGCTTGAGTTGTGCCATTTGCTCGGGCCGGAAGCTGAGATGCGCGGCGAGTGCTACTCGGCCGGCATCGACCGGATGCAGGCGGGACTGATCTTCAACGAGATGGAAAGCATTATTCTGGCCGAGCCGGATTTTGCGGCGCGGTGCAACATCCAGCGGTATCGCAAGTGGATCGAGGTTATCGACGGTTTTGGCGTCGGGTCAAAATACGAGGCGCTCTCGTCGGATGCGCGGCGCGCGCACGGGCTGTCGCCGACGTTCTGGGCCTACGACGAACTGGCGCAGGCGAAAGACCGGGTGCTGCTCGACAACCTGCAGACCGCGATGGGGAAGCGCAAGCGGTCGCTCGGCGTGATCATTTCGACGCAGGCGGCCGATGACGATCATCCGCTGTCTCAACTGATCGACGACGCGCAGACGAACAGCGATCCGTCGCTGGTGGTGCATCTGCTGTCGGCGCCGACCGATGCCGATCCGTTTGCGCCCGACACGATCCGGGCAGTGAACCCGGCGTTCGGCAAATTCCTCGATGAGGCTGACGTGTTGAACGAGGCCGAGCGCGCGCGGCGGATGCCGTCGTTCGAGAGCGCGTTCCGCAATTTGCGGCTCAATCAGCGGATTGCGCCGCATGCGCGCGACCAGTTGCTGACGCCGGAAGTGTGGGCGCTGGGTGATGAGCCGATCGACGAGGTGATGTTCGGCGATGGGCGGCCGGTGTTCGGCGGGCTCGATCTGTCGTCGACGATCGATCTGACCGCGCTGGTGCTGGCGGCTGAGGACAACGACGGCAACGTGCACTTGCTGCCGCGGGCGTGGACGCCGGCCGACACGCTGGCCGAGCGGATGCTGTACGACCGCGCGCCGTATGACGCCTGGGTGCGTGCCGGGCAGCTTACCGCGGTGCCGGGCAAGGCGATCGACTACGACTGGGTAGCGGTGGCGCTGGCGGATGCCGGTGCGGAAATGAACCTGCGCCAGGTCAACTATGACCGCTGGGCGATCAAGCAGTTCAAGCAGGTGATGGATAGGCTCGGTGTTTCGGCGCCGCTCGAGCCGATGGGGCAGGGTTTCCAGGACATGTCGCCGGCGGTGAAGGCGTTTCAGTTGCTGGCGGTGAACGGCCGCATCCGGCACGGCAACCATCCGCTGCTGCGGTGGTGTTTCTCGAATGCGGTTGTGGTGCGAGATCCTGCGGACAACTGCAAGCTCGACAAGTCGAAGGCGTATGGCCGGATCGACATTGCGGTTGCGGCGATCATGGCGGTGGGTGCGCTGAAGGCGACGACGGCAACACCGGAATACGACATCTCGGCATTGATCGGATAGCACGATGCCACTGACCATTGTCACGCAGCCGACCATCGTGGCCGGGGACAGCCTGTCGAGTGTGCTGAACTTGTCGGCATCGAATGTAGGTCTGCTTCGCGTCACTTGCCCGGCGGCATGGACTGGCAATGCCTGGCTGACGTTCCAGATATCGAACGACAATACGACATTTTACGACGTGTATGATTACACCGGTGCATTGCTGATTTCGCGAGTTGTCCCGAATGCAATCATTGTTGTGCGCCAGGAACTATGGCGCATGGCCTATGTGAAATTCCGCAGCGGTTCGCCGGCTGCACCTGTTGTTCAGGTTCAGCAACGTATCTTCACCTGCGCGATGGAATAACCAGACATGCATTATCAGCAGCGCGCGGCGCCGCCTCCGGGTGGCGAGCCGGACGAATTCGTCTTGTCCGACGGGTCAGTCGATCGCATGGGCGACGTTGTCGAGCCGTCCGGCTGGCAACTCGATCGGCTGAAATCCGATCCGGTTGTGCTGTTCAATCACAACCGCGATCAGATTGTCGGCCGCTGGACCGATGTTCGTGTCAAGGACGGCAAGTTGCTCGGCCGCATTGTCTGGGCAAAATCCAACAAATGGCCGATGGGGCAATACATTCGCGACCTGGTGCGCGAGGGCGTGCTGCGCACCGTGTCGGTCGGGTTTCAGCCGATCGCGAAAGAGCCGCTGACGAAGGATGCAAACCCGCACCACGGGCCGTTTCGGTTCACCCGGCACGAGCTGCTCGAGTGCTCGATCGTTTCAGTTCCAGCAAATCCCAATGCCTTGGCGCTTTCCAAGGACTATCCGCGCGATGTTCTCGCCGAAGTCTTCCGCAAGACAGCAGGAAGGTTCGATGAGCTGCGCACGGCTCATGCCAAGCCAGGCAAATCCCTCGTGGAAACGAGAACGAAGATGCAGACGCAGACGATTGCCCAGAGGATCCAGAACGCGCAGCAGAACATCAGCATTTTGCGCGACAGCCTGAACGAACTGGCGGCCAGGGATGACCTGGATGCCGACGAGACGAAGCGTTATCAGGAAGATCTGCCCAGGCAGATTGACGAAGCGCGGCGCGAGCTTGAGGCGCACCGGCGTGTTGAGCGTTCGCTGGTTGACGACAGCCCCGTGGTTACGGCTCAGCCCGAACGGCGCGAGCCGGAAATCATTCTGCCGTCACCCGGCAGTATGTCGACAATGCCGACAGCGCCACAGGGCGACGGGCGCAAGCTCTTTGCCGTGCCGAAAAAGAAAATTGAGTCGGGCGACTATGTGGCACGCGCGCTTGCCGCCTGGACCAAGGCACATGTCACGAAGGACCCGGTCGACAAGGTTATGCGCGATAGCTACGGCAGCGACGAGATGACCTATGCCGTGCTGCGCGCCGCAGTCAATCCGGCAAACACGACGGTTGCGACCTGGGCCGCAGAGTTGATCCAGACCAGCAACGTCGACTTTCTCGACCGGCTGATCCCGAATTTCATTTTCCCGCAACTCAAGGCAATGGGACCGAGCTACACGTTCGGGAACAACGGCGTCCTCAAGATCCCGGTGCGTGCGAACACGCCGACGCTTGCAGGTGCGTGGACCGCCGAGTCCGGTGCCAAGCCGGTGAAAAAGGCGAGCTTCAGCACTGTCAGCCTGACGCCCACAAAACTGTCGGTCATCTCCACCTTCAGCGAGGAAATGGCGACCTACGGCATGCCGTCGATCGAGGGCATCATCCGCCAGGCGATGTCGGACGACACCGGCATTGCGCTCGACAGTTATCTGATCGACAACGTCGCGTACTCGGCGGGTGTTCGTCCTGCCGGTCTGCTCAACGGCGTGACGCCGATCACGGCATCGGCGGCGACGCCGGCACTGGCTGCCATGACCGCTGATCTCAAGGCCCTGGTTGCGGCAATTGCAGCGGCCGGCGGTGGCGGACGCGGGCCGATCGCTATCCTGGTCAACCCGGCGCAGGCGCTTTCACTCAACTTTGTGCAGACCACGACCGGCGACTTTGCGTTTGCCAGTGTGCAGCAGGCGGAGAGCAAGCTGGGCGTGCGGTTCATCGTCTCGGCCACCGTTCCGGCTGGTCGGGTGATCGCAGTTGATGCGGCCGACTTTGCCACCGCGCTCGGCGACGCGCCGCGGTTTGCGGTGTCGACCGAGGCAACGCTGCACGAGGAAGACACGACGCCGCTGGCGCTCGGGACCGGTACGCAGGGCTCCGGCGTACTTGCGGTGCCGATGCGCTCGCTGTTCCAGACCGATGCCGTTGCGATCCGCATGAGCCTGTACGTTTCGTGGGTCATGCGGCGGGCGAGCATGGTGCAGACCATCGCTGCAGTGACCTGGTAGGAGGATCCACATGGCTGACGAAACCAAACAGATCCAAGTGCTGCTCGGCCCGTATCGTGATCATCGGCTGACGGTTTCGGCGGCCGATGCCGATGCGGCGGTCAACGCTCACTGGGCGGTCGATCCGTCCCACGTTGCCGCGCCGGATGAGGAACCGCATCCGCCGCTCAGCGATGAGGAGCGGACGGCTGCGCTCGAGGCCGCTCATGCCTGGGCAAAGCAGACATGGGACACGGCACAAGGCGTGACACCGCCGCCCGAGCCGCCGATCACGCGGGCGAAGAAGGCGGACGAAAAGCGTGACATGACGCCGGACGAGTCATCCGGCAGATACACCACACGCGACAAGCGTTGATCATGGGCGTGCTCGACAACCTGGCGCGGTGGGTCACACCGCGCCAGAAGGCCAATCCTGCGGGCGAACTCAATTATCATCCGGGGCCGTACACCGTGAGCGGTGGCTATCTGCCAGCCGGTGCACCGTGGAATTTCTGGCAATGCGACATTGACCCGGTGGCGGCGCCGGGCTGCTCGACGGTAGAGGCTTGTGTCTGGGCGTACATCCGCGCCATCGCGCAACTGCCCGGCTATCACAAGCGCGAGCTTGCCAACGGCGGCACCGAGACGGTGACTACGTCGGCGCTATCGCGGCTGCTGCGCGCGCCGAACGGCTATCAGACGCCGAGCGATTTCCTCGTGCATCTGATCCGCTCGCTGCTCTACACCGGCAACAGCTACTGGATCGCGCAGCGCAATGACCGCCAGGAGGTCGAGGCGTTGCACTGGACCGACCCGCGCTCGTGCCGCGTGCGCGAGGTCAAGGTGCAAGGGCAGATCTTCGCCGAGATCTTTTACGAGATCGGCGACAATCCATTGATTAACACGCCGAGCCTGGCGGGCGGCTCGCTGGTGGTGCCGGCGCGTGACGTGTTGCACGTGAAACTCGACACGAGGAGAAATCCGCTGATCGGCGAGACGTGGCTGTCGGCGCTCTATCCCGAAATGGCTACGCGCAACGCGATCCATAATTCAGCGGCGACGTTCTCCAGCAACATGAGCCGACCGAGCGGCGTGCTGACCACCGACCTGCAGATCAAGCAGCCGGATGTCGAACTGTTGCGCGCGCGCTGGAACGAGCAGGCCAAAGGGCTGAACGCTGGCGGCGTGCCTATCCTGACGCACGGGCTGAAGTTTCAGCCGATCGGGATCTCGAACGAGGACGCGCAGGTGCTCGATCAGCTCAAGCACAACGACCGCACGATCGCGGCGGTGTTCGGCGTGCCGGCGAT